CGCAGCCGCCGTCTGGCGCGAGCGACATCCACACGAGACGGCGCCGGCGCGCATGGTGACCTTCCGATGACGGCGCGGTCGATCGACGCGCGGCGATTCTGGGACCGGATCCCGATCCGGCGTCCGCTCCGCCCCTGGATCCGGCTGCATGACGCCGCAAGCGTCATCCGCCGCGGCGGCGCCGAGCTCCTGCTCTCGCTCGCGATCCTCATTGGGTGGACGCTCCTCACGTTAGGCATCGCCGCGCTCGCCGGCGATCGCGCGCGGGTCGTGTACCTCCTCTCGGCCGGCCTCTTCCTCCTCTCGCTCGCCGGATGGCGATTGCTCGGCGAGCTCGCCTGGAAAGGTCTCTACGTGCTGACCCGGAAGAAGACACGTGGCTAATCCGTTCGCGGCCGCGGCGGCGCGCATCAACGCGAGCGCGGGGTCGGGCCCGCATCTCTCGACCGGCTCGACGACGTTCGCCGGCGCGAGCATGGGACGGCTCTACGGCGACTTCGAAGCCGGCAATTTCTCGCCCGATTACGAGCTGCGCGCCGGCGGCCGGCTACTGCGTGCTCGAGCACGCCGATTATGCCGCGACAACGGCTATATGAGCGGATTTCTCGGCGATCTCCGCACGAATGTCGTCGGACCGACCGGCATCAAGCTCAAATCGAAGGTCACCACCGTCACCGACACGCTCCACCAGGCCACGAACGACAAGATCGAAGCCGCCTGGAGCGATTGGAGCCTCCCCGAGAACTGCAGCGCGGACCGCCACGACGATTGGCCGTCCCTGCAGCGGCTCATCATGTCGACGATCGCGATGGACGGCGAGTGCATCCTCCGGAAGCGGCCGTATTTCGGCAACGCACACGGGTTTGCGCTGCAGCTCATCGATTCCGACCAGCTCGACGAGTATTACAACCGCCTGCCCGATCCGAACGGCGCCGTCAACGAGATTCGGTTAGGCGTCGAGGTCGATCGTTACTACGCGCCCGTCGCCTATCACATCTGGAATCGCCACCCGGCCGACGGCGGCCTGCGGTTCCGCGAGCGCGTCGACGCGAGCGAGATCATCCACCTCTTCGTGCGCTATCGCACGAATCAGACGCGCGGCGTCACCTGGCTCGCGCCGGTGATCACCGATTCGTGGATGTACGGCGGCTATACCGAGGCGGAGCTCGTCGCTGCCCGGGTGCACGCGGCGCAGATGGGCGTGATCAAAACAACGGACCCGATGAACGGGACGGCCCTCGATCCCAACGAGGAGCCCAAGCAGCGGAAGCTCACGGCGGCCGCGGGCACGTTCGCCGAACTCCTGCCCGGTCAGGAGCTGCAAATGTTCGCGCCCGAGCATCCCTCGACGGCGTTCAAAGACTTCACGAACACGATTCTGCGTGGCATCGCTCGTGGGTTAGGCAACTCGTACATGACGTTCACGGGCGATCTGAACGGCACGTCGTACAGCTCCGGCCGCATCGGGCTGCTCGCCGAGCGCGATCTCTACCGCACCATCCAGTTCTGGCTCATGGGCGCCCTCTGCCGCCCGGTCTACCTCGAGTGGATCCGGAATGCGCTCCTCACCGGCGCGGTCAAGCTGGATTCCCGGCTCGCGAGCGACTACTCCGACGTCGCGTGGAAGGCGCGCGGATGGGGCTGGATCGATCCGCTCAAAGACGTGCAGTCGCGGATCCTCGGCATTCAGCACGGCATGGACAGCCGCACCGACGCGCTCGAGGACGAAGGCGAGGACCTCGAAGACACGTTCCAGAAGCTGCAGCGCGAGCAGGAGCTCGCGGCCAAGTATGACATCGAGATCGTCCCAGCGGCGCCGCTCAAGCCGCGGCCGTGGGGCACCGCATCGGAGGCCGACCAGGAAGAGGGCCAGCAGCAGGATCAGCTCGATCAGAAAGACGACTCGAAAGCGATGAACGACGACGGCACCGACGCGCGCGGCCTGCTTCCTCAGTTCGCGCGACTGCTCCGGGTGGCCGAATGAGAGACGACTCCAAGGGAGCCCTCGCGCTCCGGGCGGTGAGCTGAGATGACACCAAAGTACGACGCCACTCTGCGCGCCGTCTCATCGATGGTGTGGCTCCTCGACGAAACGAAGGGCCGCCAGCTCTTCGAGGTGCTCCGGATTCGCGCGAGCGGCGGCCGTGTCCCGGAAGCCGAAGTCCGGCGCGCCATGGCGCAATCCAAGGGCCGCGGCCCGGCGCTCGCCAGCGGCAAAGTCGCGGTGCTGCCGGTGTACGGCGTCATCGCGCCCCGGATGAACATGATGACCCGCTACTCGGGCGGCACGTCGGCCGAGCAGTTAGGCAACGACATCACGGCGCTGGCCCACGATCCCTCCGTCAGCGCGATCGTGCTCGACGTCGACTCGCCTGGCGGCGCCGCGACCGGGATCCCCGAGCTCGCGGCCAAGATCCGCGCGGCCGCCGGCGAGAAGCGCATCATCGCGATGGTCAACCATCTCGCCGCGAGCGCGGCGTACTGGACCGCGAGCCAGGCCACGGAAATCTGGAGCTCGCCATCGGGCGAAGTCGGCTCGATCGGCGTGTACATGGTGCATTTCGACGAGTCGGAGATGTACGCCGAAGCGGGCATCAAGCCGACCATTGTGCGCGCCGGGAAGTTCAAGGCCGAGGGCAATCCCTTCGAGCCGTTAGGCGAGGACGCGAAGGCGGCGATGCAAGCGACGATCGACGACTGGCACGGCCAGTTCGTCGGCGCCGTCGCCGCCGGCCGCGGTGTCCCGGCCAAGCAGGTGCGCGACGGCTACGGCCAGGGCCGCGTCGTCTCGTCCAACGAAGCGCTCAAGAGCGGCATGATCGATCGCATCGCCACGATGGATGATCTCTTGACCGAGCTCACGGGCGGCGCCGGCGTGACCAACGGACGGCGCGCGATTTCTCCCATGCGGCGCATCGCCATTCGCGAGGGCTTCATCGTCGTGGCGTTCGAGCACAGCTGGTCGAACACCGTGGCGGACGAGCCGAGCTGGGGCGACGTCGACAAGTCGGCGCTGCCGCGCATCGCATTCGCCGACAAGGGTGACGCGGACAAGAAATCGACGTGGAGCTATCCGCACCACTGGGTCAAAGGCGGCACGAAGAAAGACGACAACGGCGTCTGGACCGACGGCGAGCTCCACGTGCACACGGGCGGCGTCAACGCCGCGTGGAGTGCCGCGCAGGGCGGCCGCTCGGGCCAGAAAGCGTCGCAAGCGGTGATCGATCACCTCCAGCACCATCGCCGCGCGTTAGGCCTCGACAAGAAGAATGATGACAAGTCGAGTCGCTACCTCATCGGCGCCGGCATCGCCGCATCGGCCACCTTCCTCGATCCCCTCGAGCCGCTCGCCGCGCTCTTCGCCGCAGTGGATCTACCGGACGAAGACGAGGAGTACGAGGACCCAACGCTGCCCGACGATGAGGGCACCGAGGACGAAGAAGATCAGGAGGATGGCGGCATCGATGAGAACGAGGAGGACAACCCGGAGTCGAAAAAGCGGTCCAAGCGCGCCAAGCGCACGGCCGCGCCGCCGCCTAACGACGAGGAAGAGGGCGACGCAGACAATCCGAACGCGCGCGCTGCCAGCGGGGATGCCGCGCGTGCTTCCGCAGGATCCCCGCATCAACCGGCCCCCAGGGCCGAGGAGAGCACCGTGAGTGCAATCGAACACGGAGCCCCTGGCGGGGCCCCCCCGACCGCGGATGCGGTCCTGGCACAAGAGCGGAAGCGCGCGAAGGACATCCGCGCCCTCTGCCGCGAGCACAAGGTCGATCCCGAGCAGGCCGATGCGATCGTGGACAGCGGCTGCACCGTCGACCAGGCCGCGACGAAGATCCTCGAGCTCGCGCGCGGCAAGCAGGCGGCGCGGACGCCCATCGTCACCGGCGTGACCGATCGGAGCGAAGGGCACCTCTTCAAGACGGCTGGAGAGCAGTTCCGCGCGATCATCCAGGCGGGAATGCCGACGGGCCGAAAGGACCCGCGCCTCTTCCAGGTGAATCAGCAAGTGCTGGCGGGACCGTCCGGCATGAGCGAAGGCGTCGGTGCCGACGGCGGGTTCTTCATTCAGCCAGAGCTCTTGCCGGGCGTGATCGATCCGGTCTACAACGACGACCCGATTCTCTCTCGCGTCTTCCGCGTGCCGATCGGCGCAGAGTCAAACGGCGTCAAGTACAACGTCGTCGACGAAAGTTCGCGCGCGACGGGCTCGCGCTGGGGCGGGATCCAGATGTACTGGGCCGGCGAAGCCGACACGGCGACGGCGAAGAAGCCCAAGCTCCGGCAGATGGAGCTCAACCTCAAGAAGCTCATCGGCATCGCGTACCTCACCGATGAACTGACGCAAGACGCGCCCGCCGCAGAGGCGTTGCTCGTGCGGGCGTTCCAGGCCGAGCTCTCGTTCATGCTCGCGGACGCGATCTTCCGCGGCACCGGTGCTGGCCAACCGCAAGGGATTCTGAACTCCAAAGCGCTCATCACGATCGCCGAAGAGGGCGGTGAGGCCAAGGCCAACATGGCGCAGTACCTGAGCCTCAACATCCCGAAGATGTTGGCGGCGATCCCGGCCTCGCTCTGGGGAGGCGTCATCTGGCTCTACAACCAGGAGCTGCTCCCGTATCTGCTCAACACGACCGTCGGCAACCCCGCCGTCGGCGTGGTCCCCGCCTTCATCGCGGCTGGCGGCCTCGCGAATCGGCCTAACGACACGATCCTCGGCCGTGCGGCGTTCGCGTCGGAGCTCTCGGAGGCACCGGGCACGCCGGGCGACCTCCTCGCCGTCGTGCCGGACCAGTACCACATGGCCGACAAGGGCGGCCCGCAGCAGATGTACTCGCTGCACGTGCGGTTCCTGTACGACGAATTGGCCTTCCGCATCACATACCGGTGCGACGGAGCGCCGGTGTGGGTGAAGACCGTGACGCCGTACAAGGGCAGCACGCAGCGCTCGCCGTTCGTGGCGCTTGCAACGCGGTCCTGATCCACTCCGGGCGGCGCGCTGGTGCAGTTAGGCCAGCGCGCCCGCTCGGCGCTCCGACGTTCACTACGCACTGACTTTTTCCTGAGGATCTCATGCATCCCTTCACGCTTCCCGAGCAGGCGCTGCCGATTCTGGGCCTCGCGCCTGCCGCCGACGCCGCGGGCCGGGCATCGGCGTACGTCTCACTCGCGAACGCCCACAAGGCCTGGGCGATCTTCGTGCTCACGCAGGGGAACGCGGCCACCATCGAGTGCTCCGTCAACCAGGCGAAGGACACGAGCGGCACGAGCCCCAAGGCGATCGGCACCACGCGCATCTGGGCCGATCTCGACACGGCGACGCTCGACGCGCTCGTGCGCCAGGCGGATGCCGCCAACTTCACCACGGACGCGGCGCTCAAAGACAAGCTCGTCGTGATCGAGATCGATCCCGAGGAGCTCGACATCGCGAACGGCTACAGCTGCATCGCGATGGTGACCGGCGCGTCCAACGCCGCGAACATCACGGCCGGCTTGCTCTGGCTGCAGCCGCTGCGTGTCGCGAGCGATCCGCCACCCTCGGCGCTCTCCTGAGCGACCGTCCCCTGACTGTCACTCTCTGACTGGAGGCGCTGAGCCATGGCTTTCACGCACACGACAACGATCGGCTACAAGTCGGACGCCGGCACGATCACCAGTACGTCCGAAGTCTTGACCGGCGACGGCGAAGCGAACTACGACGGTGTCATCCCCGGCGGCACGACGAACGCCGAGGTCGATCTCGTCGCGGCGCACGCCAACATCCGATCGATGGTGCTGTTCTCGAATGTCGCAACCACCGTCAAGGTGAATTCGAGCTCGGCGCCGGATGACACGATCAACCTGCCGGCAGGCGGCCAGGTGGTCTGGAACACGAACCATCCCGAGGCGTGTCCGTTTACGGTCGACGTGACGAAGCTGTTCATCACGAACGCCGGCGCGGCGGCCGCCACGGTGAAGATCCGCATTCTCCTCGATTCGACGCCGGGCCTCACGGATCCGGGCTGATCGATGGCGTTCGTTGAGGATCTGGGCGTCTTTCTGGCCGATTTCGGCGTGCCGGTGTCGTTTGCCGGCGCGCCGAGCGGCCTGTTAGGCATCCAGGACATCGAGGGTGCGCACGTCGTAGGTGGGAGCACCCTCGAGGGGATTCAGGTGGTCACCGCAGCGATGAAAACCGTCATGCTCAAGACCGCCGATGTCGCGTCCCTCAACATCGATGACCCGATCACGGTCAACGGGATCGACTACCAAGTGCGAGACAAGCAAGAAGCGAAGCCCGATGGCGTGTTCACCGTTCTGGCGTTAGGAGCACCTGGCACATGAGCGCGTCGATTCGCGAGCAGATCGTCGAAGCGATCGTCGCCGCCCTCTCGGATCCGAGCGGGCCGGCTGGCCTTACCGTGCACCGCTTCCGCGCGCGGCCGCTCACGGCGGATCAGCTACCGGCGCAGGTGGTGTACGTCGCCGAAGAACGATCGATCGTCGCCGGCAACGTCGCGTTTACCACGCCGACGGCATCGACAGCCGGGCTCACCGGATCGCTGGCGATCCATCAGCTGCTCGTGGCCGTGGAGACACGCGTCGCCGGCGATCCGCCCGACGTCGCGCTCGAGCCGTTTCTCGTCTGGGCAACGCAACAGGTGCTCAAAGATCCGGACTTCGGCGATCTCGCGATCAACGCGCTGGAGTACAACACGAAGTGGACAGCCCAGGAAGCCGCGGACGCGGTGTACGGCGCGGCCACACAGCAGTTCGTGATCGAATATTTCTCGCTGGCGGCCGATCCGACCAGCGGCAACCGCTGACTCATCGGACAGGAGCTCTCACCAATGTCTCCGCTCAAATCGGCGCCGGATGTGACTAACCTGACCCTGAGCAAGGGGCAGCTGCTGATCAAGCGCCGCGATCCTGTGACCCTACTCGGCACCGGATACCGCCACGCCGGGAACGTCGACAAGTTCTCGACCAAGCCAACGGTCGACGTGATCGATGTCATGAACTCGATGGACGATACCGGCGGCATCTACGCCGAGATCGTGAAGTCGACGAAGGTCGAGCTGTCCATCGAGGGATTCGAGTACGATCCGAACAACGTCGCGCTCTCGCTCTACGGCGACGCAACGCCATATGCGCAAACCGCTGTCCCGACCGTCACCGACCAGGCTTTCACGACGGACGCCGAGGTCGTGCTCGACGGCTACTACGAGATCGGTGCGCGCAACGCGACGATCACGGCCATCAAACAGGGCGCCACCACGCTCACGGCCGGCGCTGACTACGTCATCGTCGACGCCAACGTCGGGATGATTCATCTCCTGCCGACGGCGCCGGCTGCCGTTGCGGGCACGAAGCTCACCTGGAGCGGCAGCGTCCCGACAATCGACGCGGCCTTGGGCAACAAGCTCATCACCATCGCCACCGCGCCGCAGATGCCGGCGACCGTGCGCTTTCTCCCCAAGCCGAAGCATGGCCCGAACCTCGACGTGACGCTCTGGAGTGTGAACCTCACGCCTAACGGCGAGCCGGAGTTCATCTCCGACACCGTGGCGAAGATCGCGCTCAAGGGCACCGTGCAGCTGGACGCCGTCGGGCAATTCGGCGGCAGCGCGGCCAACCCCTACGGGCAGGTCATCGTATGGCAGAACTAGCTCTGCCCGAGCTGGGACCCGTGGTCCTGGGCGGCCGGATCTTCCGCGTCGCCCAGGACACCACCGCGCGGCAGGACGATTGGGTCCTCTGCGCGACGGCGGACGCGGGGCTCGAGGATCTCGCACTCGCGCCTCCCGACGGAACGGACCTCGAGCGCACCATCACGCTCGCGGCGATTCGATCCGGGTGCGCCGATCGCATCCTGGCCGGCGTGCTCGTCGAGGAGGGTGCGACGTGGACGGCCGCCTCTGCCGAGCAGAATGCGACGGCGTTCGGCGCGCTCACGAGCGACATCGACAAGCGGACCCGCCGGCGGGTGCTCGTGGCGGCGCTCGCGCGTTTTTTCTGGCCCGCGCTCGTCTCACCGCCGAGTTCCCCGAAATCTTCGGAGATCCCCGGCGACAGCCCGATTGGGGAGACGAGCGCCGACTCACCCGTGATCGATCCAGCTGGCGACTCGGCGTCTGGGGCGACGTCGTCCGCACCCTCGCCCGCCACGATCCCGAGTTAGTCAACCTCTGGCTCGATCGCCCCCTGCGTGATGTGCTGCTCGCCTACCTCGATCACGTCCGCGAGGTGGCGCGCAAACGGTATGAGACGGAGCTCCTGATGTGGGCGGCGATCGCGCCGCATAGCACGAAGCGCGTCCCGCAACCGACGCAGCCCAAGGTCCTCGAGGAGCGTTAGGCGTGCCCGACAACACCGTCAAAGTCACGATCTCCGCGCAGGACGAAGCGACCGCGATCCTGCGGAAGGTGCAGCAGGAGCTCGCCGCGCTGAAAGGCGTGACAGCGGACGTGGCGAAGGGCATGCAGGCCGCCGGCGCCGCGTCCAAGGAGAGCGGCGACAGCTTCCTGGGCATGGTGTCGAACCTGAAGCAGCTCGCCGTCGCGTACGGCGCGCTGAAGGTGATCGACTACGTCGGGAGCGTGATCGAGTCGACCGCGGAGACTGCGCGTCTCGCGCAGGTGACGGGGATCGGCACAGAGAAGCTCTCCGTGCTCAAGGTGGCTGCCGAGGAAACCGGCGTCTCGATGGACGAGATGAATGCCGGCCTCCGGCGGTTCGCCACCGCGATGGGGAACCTCCAGACGGGAAGCGGCGGCGGGAAAGTCGCCGCGGACCTCAAAGCGATCGGGCTCTCCGCGAAGGACCTGCAAGGCCTGCCGCTCGATCAGCAGCTGCAGAAAGTTGTTGATGCGATGGCGAAGTATGCCGACGGCACGAACAAAATGGCCGTCGCGAATGCGCTGTTCGGCCGCTCTGGCTCCGAATTGCTGCCACTCTTCTCCGCGCTCGCAGATGGCGGCATGGCGCGGTTCGAGGAGCACGCGCGCGCAACGGGACAGATCCTCACCGAGGAAGATGGCAAGGCGGCGATCGAATTCGAGTCGCAGTTGAGTGCGCTCAAAGGATCGCTCGAAGGACTGACCCGTTCCGTGTTAGGCGGCGGCCTCCTCGCGGGATTGACCTCGCTCGCGAATCTGCTCGAGAACGTCGCCGCGCATGGCCGGACGGCGTTTGCCGTCATCTTTCCGTTCGGCGCTGCCATCCAGGGGCTCAAGCAGGCGCTCACGCCTGCCCTCAGTCCCGACGCCGCACTCCGCACTGATCCAGATCTCGCGAAGCGGCTGGCCGGTCCGCCGAAGCCGCAGCCGAACCTCACCGCCGCTGGCGCGCGCGGGAAAGCCGACGAGCAGGAGCTGCAGCTCATTGAGCAGGCGGCGCAGCAGCGGCTCGCGATCGAGAAGGCGGCGGCGGAATCGGAATTCGCGCAATTCCAGTCGTACGCCCGGCTCGCCGAGCAGCTCGAGCAGGCGCATTACGCGCAGGGCATCCTCGATCTCAATGCGTATTACGCATTTCGGCGCGCGGCCATCCAGGAGCAGGCCGCGGCCGAAGAGCAGATGATCGAGAAGCAGATCGCGGCGACGCAACGCGCCACGGCGGTGCAGCTGCAGGCGCTGCGCACGGCGCCGCTCAATACCGGCACGCCGCAGGGTGATGAGGCGGAACGGATCCGCCGGCAGCGCGAGGCGCAGCAGGTGTCGGCCCGTGGTGCGCAGGAGATCGCGGCGCTCCGTCAGAAGGCGTCGCAGGCGCAGCTCCAGACGCAGGAGCAGCTCAACGCGCTCACCGAAGAACAGCGCGTCAAGTATCTCGGCATTCTGGACGCCGTCACCGCAGTGCGCGATCGGATGCTCGAGGCGCAGGGCCAAGCGCGCGCGGCCGCGCAGGATCAAATCGACAAGCAGGTCCGCGAGTTCGACACCACGTTAGGCCAGTCGCCCAATGTGAGCGACGAGCAGCGCGTGGGCCAGGTGGCGCAATACCGGCAGCAACTCGAGTTGCAGGCGGATTTCGCAGAGGCACAGCGTCAGCAGCAACTCATCGAGCAGCAACTCGCCACCGAGCGCACCGCGATACAGGACAAGGTGAAGAACGGGCAGATGAGCCAGCTCGATGGTGAGCGCGCGATCGCCCAGCTCGAGGCGAACCGCGTGCCGGCGCTCCAGGCGATCGCCGAGAAGATGGCCGACATCGCCCAGCAGCTCGGCAACCCGCAGCTCGCGAACGAAGCGCGTGCGCTGTCAGTGAGCATCGGCAGCATGGGCCACCAAACCGATGAAGCGGCGATCGCGAGCGCCAACTTGGGCAGCAACCTCGGGCAGGTGGCACGCTCCGGGCTCATCGAGTACTTCGGCTCCGGCATCTCGCGCGCGAACGGATTCGCCTCCGCGCTGCAGGGCGTGGTCGGCCAGATCCAGCAGCTCATCGCGAAAGCGTTCGTGCTGCAGGCGCTCAAGATCCTCGGGTTAGGCGTGGGCGGCGCGGCCGCGCCGGCGGCGAGCGTACCGCCCGGACTTGGCGGGGCCTTCGCCTCCGGTGGCCCGGTGACTGGTCCAGGCACCGGCACATCGGATTCCGTCATCGCGCGGCTCTCCGCCGGCGAATACGTGATGAGCGCGAGCGCTGTCGCGCGCCACGGCTCGGCCTTTTTCTCGGCGCTCAACAGTGGCGGCGCCGCGCGGCCGCGCCTGAGTGCAGGTCTGCCCGGGTTCGCGTCGGGCGGGCTCGTGACGCGCACGGCCGCCGGCGGCGGTGGATCGCATGAGCTCCGCGTGACGTTAGACCGCGGCGTCATTCTGCAGGAAGTCCGCTCGAGCGAAGGCGCCCGCATCATCATCGATCACATCGATAAGAATCCCAAGGCGGCCCGGCGGGCGATGCGCGTCGGAGGCTGACGAATGCCCGCGCCGCCCGCCTTCCTCTTCCCGCCGATGTGGGATCGCCAGGTCGATCACACGAGCAGTTACAGCACCCAGGTGCTCACGGCGGATGACGGCACGGAGCAACGCGCCACCATTCGCGAGGCGCCGGCGGAATCGATCCGCTACACGGCGCTCTTGGGAAACGCCGCGGCGGTCGGCGCGCTCGCGCTGCTCCTGGCCGA